TATTCTGATTTACCTATAAATAGATTGTACTTTATTTTATGCTAATGAACTCGCACTAATATTACTATTCATTAATTGTGTTTTGTTTGCGGTTGGAGCCATTAAACCATTACTATACATCGCCTCTTTTAACGCTCCGACCATACCTTGTTGAACGTCAGTATTTTTAAGAGCCATTACTATTTGGTTAGTATCAACATTACCTGTTGTTTTTAAATCTATATTGTGATTTAATGTTATTTCAATTGGTCTATCAGTAGATGGATTAGTTGTCGTTTGTGAGGTATTAGTAGGAATTGTTGAGGTATTTCTAACATTACTAATTTCTGTTTGAGTAATGTTTGTATTCTGTTTATTATTACTTTCCGCCTTAGTTATATCACCCGACATAAGTTTTTTAAGTTGGTCAAATATAGGATAATCGTCTTTTATTTTTTTAGATTCTTCTTCAGCATTTTTCATTCCGGTATCATAAGCTGAATTAAGTAATGACCCTAATTTTGATAAACTTTTCCCAATTTCTTGTCTTGCCTCTAATTGACTTATTTCCCCATCTGTTAATCTTTTAAGAACATCTAAACTTTTATCTATACCTGAGTCAATTGATGATGCAAGATTTTTTGTACTCATCTCTTTTGGTGAAAGTGTTTTTCTAACAGCTGTAGAAGTATCCCTAAGAAGATTTATACCACTACCCATCGCTTTAGTTTTTGCAACACCTAAACCTGTTTGGTCCGCTAATGATTTTATATCAGCTGCCATTTTTTCCGTAACACTTAATTGACTAACAGCCAATTCCTCCATTGTTTTTGGAGCGGTGTTAGCCATTTTTTCAAGATTGGCGACATCTGTTGCATTTAATTCATCAATAGCTTTAGTAATTGTTTGTCCTGTTTGCTCATCTTTAACTTGAACTTCATATTTACCTCCCGCACCCATTTCAGCCATATTGGCTATCATTTTTTGCTTATCTTCATCTAATCCCGGTAAATCAGGAAAACGGATTTTACTCATTTTTAGTTCCAAATCAGCACTACCTATCGCCATTTTAGTCAATTGTTCATAAGGTATACCCATCGCTTTGGATATCTCTCTCATTTGACGTTTCGCACCCGGCATAATTTCAAAATTACCATCTTTACCTAATTGAACAAATTGTTTACTCATTTGAGCAATTTGATTTTGTAATTCCGCAGGGTCATTTTGAGCTAAATCCATCATTTTAAGTGGGTCAAGTAAACTACTTTGAGAAACACCTAATCTTTGCATTGCAGCCGCCATTTCAATAGCACCTTCCGGGTCAAATACTTTTTCCGCAAACGCCAATGTTTGACTCATATCAATTCTTAACATACTCGCTTGAGCAGCCATTTTAGCCAAACCGGATACACCACCTTCAAAATTATATTTGTTAAGGGCATCCATATTTTGTAAAACTTTTGCCGAAACATCCGAGGCATTTACACCTGACTGAGTAGCAATATCAACAACTTTTTTCATTTCACCGGCAACTCGTCCCGCACCAATTCCAACATCTTTAAATCCTGACACTAATGTACCAACTTCTTGTCCAGTCACTTTCATTGTTGCGTAAAGGTCTTTATTTACTTCCGCAGATAATATTACGTTTCGTTGTAACGCCTTTGAAGCGTCCTGTTGTGTTTTAATAACGTCCGCGATATCCCCACCTAAAGTTCTAACATCAGTAACCGCCTCAGCCATAGTGGCTCTTAATGTTTGAGCCATTTCTTGACCCATACCAAATTGTTTTAAAAGGGTACTAGCTCCTTTATCAAGTTCAGCAACGACTTTACCAACAGCCGCGGTACTAAAATTACTCAATAAAGCTTCACCAAACGAATCAAGGATATCTTTACCTTTTTGTCCACTAGCATCTAAACTACTCGTATCTTGCATATTAAATTTGTTTTATAAATAAATACACCAAAGACACATTTTAATTTAGGTCTTTGGTGTATTATCTTCTAGAATTCTGTTTATTAAAAATTTCCTAACATAAGTAGGCATCTCGTTGAAGTCACTATACGATGTTCTAATAAATTTAGCCATCAAATAATATTCCTCAATTAGAAGTTGTCGATAGTTAAAAGAAAGGCCGAAAAAACTCAACCCCAAAGGTTATCTCGAAAGATACCAATTCTCCTGATGGGGCGGTTGCAGTTCTTTTAAGGTCTAATGACGGTTCATTTTCTCTTAAAAAAGTTCTTATGTATTTAGAGTCCATAATAGGTAACGTATCAACAAACATTGCAATTTTACCTCTATCGCTATCACCATCAATCTCAACAATTTGTTTTTGTAATTTCCATGTTACTCTTGGAGCTTGTCTTCCAACAGGATATTGTTCAACCATTTTATCCAACTCAATAGTATCATGAAAAGTGGTAGGTCTTAATTTAACCGTAACACCTGTTTTAGGTAATGTTGTAGTAAAAAAACCATTTTCATCAGGTTGATTTTTAGATTGTTTAATATTTAATTCATCCAACACAACAGTGTGTGAAAATGTTTTATTAGTACTTGGGTCAATTAAATTAATAATATATTCCGGGCCAAAAGAAGTATTTCTTAAAAAGATTAAAATTGCTTCAACATCACCATCCATTAATTCTTCAGGACGTAAATCATGTTCATACAATTTATTTCTTAATAAAGTAAATACAATATTTTCTTTACCAGCCATCGCTCCAATCAAATAATTTTCATCAGATGCTGTTAAATAACCTACTTTAACCGATTTTTTTTTGGATTTATAAAAAATTCCACCACTCGGTAATGATACCACATCATGCGGTAATGTGAAATTTTCTGTTGCTGCGTTAATTAAACTTTCGTCCATATAAATTTGTTTTTATTATAAAATATAATCGTATATGTTTTTTTATCAATAGTTAATAAAAAATCCACATATCAAAAATATGTGGATTCTTAATTTTAAATATAAAGTATTTTTTTAGTAAACTAATATACATCTATCCATACGTAATACCGCAGATATTGTTGCCAACGCGTCTGTATTATACGCTAATGAATCAAAGTTAACATCTGATAAGAAAGTTCCTTCTAATATCCATTTCTCAACAACTACACCCGTTGGGTCTAACATCTCAAGGTCAACATTCTTTTTATAACCCGCAGCATACCCCATACGTCCGGTAACTGATTCAGCACATAAACGTACCCATTCCATAAGTGCCTGAGACGCTGAAGGTCCAATTGGGTCACGGAATTTAACATTTATTGTACCCCAAGTAAAACGACCGGCAACATATGTTTCAGTGTTTAAAAATGGAATCGCAACAGGATTAATTGTTATTTTTGGTCTTGCTGCCGATTCTACGAACCATTCATTAATCCCTAATGTTGAAGGAAAACGTAATATAAACCTATTTTGTCTTTTAGGTTCGTAAGGTATGGGCATTTTCATTAATAAATCAGCCATTTCAATTTGTTTTTAATTTTATTTATTTTATCTTTATTTAATAAATATCACTATTTAAAAAATATTTTAGTTGACTTTTAGAATTTAATTTATTATCATTCTCTTCTAGTCCAGTTTATTTAATACTAGTTTTTTTATTTACTAGTTTTTTTTATTAATTCTTTTTAATTATAACTATTTAATATTCTTTTTTTATTCCTCCTGCTGTTGAATAAGTTTTAATAATATTTTCAGGGTCTTTCTCAAAATGTTTTTTAACTACATCCACATTTCTTATATCATCATCAGAAAAACCTACTTTAGGTACAAAATAATTACTAATTTTATTTTTAAAGTAAGCGTGTTTTTGAATATGGTTAGACATTTTCTTAACGTATTCAACAAACTCATCTAAAGCTTTAATTTTTCCTTCTTCCGGATTTGTTGCAGAACCCTCACCAAAAGACACAGGATAAAAACGACACATATCTAAATATTCTTTTATCATTTCTGATTTAGATAATTCTTCTTCATCCGCCAAATCTCGATACTTTTCTAAATTCTTAATTAATTCATTAGAATTTATACCGTTTGTGTTTGACACAATATAATTATAAACACCTTGTTTAAGTACATTCGGATTATGACCTCTTGCCGTTACTATAGAAAAAATTGACCCATTATTGATTGCCTCAACAAAATCACCCCAAGCCGGACCTGGTTTTGCTAACATAGCATCAACAATGAATTGTTTGTCACCTTTATCCCTAAAATATCTAAAAGGTTCATCAGCAAAACCAACAATAGTACGGTCATTATACTCAAATGGTTGATTACCAATTTCCGTTCTATAATCTGCAAAATCTTCAGTGGACATACCTACTTCACGACCTTCATCATCTTTTAAAATAATTTTTGTTGGCATTGTAACAATGTTATCATCCCAATCAAATGCGTAGTATTTTTCATCAGGTGCCCCTGCATCATCAATACCTTCTTTTAAAATTTTTTTATTAAACATAATTGTTATTTGGCTTAATTATGACCCACTATTACAATGGGCCATAATTTTATTTATTATATATTCTCGAAAGATGCTCCTGTTGGAGTGATATAGAACGTAATGTCTATAAATTCTAACGATTTGGTTGGTTTGATGTAAATCTTACCTGTCATTTGATTTCTATCTAAATCAGCTGCGTCAGACGAAACTGTTACTCGGAAATCGTAAAGACCTCTATCTCTTCTAATCGAATCTAATATTGGATTAACAGAATCTAAGAAATCTTGTCTTACTTTAGCATCGTTTTGTTCAAATAATAATCTAACAGAAACTGCGGATATTAATTTACGAGCTTGAAGTAATAATCTTCTTACGTTGATTCTATCAAGAGCCGATTGTCTAATTTGAAGAGTTTTATTACCCCAAATTACTGTTCCAACATCTGAAAACGTTGCGATTGGATTTAAACGACCTTGATATAGAGTATCTCTATTCTCTTGAGTCAATTTAACTCTCGCTTTAACCGCATTTACAATACCTCTCGTGTAACCCGCAGCTGCGAACCAAGGATAAGCGATGTTGTCTGTTAACGCTAAGTTTCTCGTTACCTCA